CGACGCCATCCATGGCACGCCGCGCAGCTGCTCCGGCTGATCTGACTCGAAGTGGTGGACGATGTCTTCCGCCGGCACGCGATCGTGCCGGTCTCCGCGCGACATGCCGAGGAATGACATGCCGCGGCGCTCGCCGCTCAGCAGGTGATACGCCACCGGGCGTCCGGACGGATTCAGCTCGACGCCCAATCGAATCTTGTTTCCGTCAGGCAGGTCGACGTTCAGGAGGTGGTCCAGCCGCGCTGGGTCCAGTAGTTCCACGACAAAGCCCCAGGGATTGACGCGCGAGGGCTTCACGTCATACAGCCGCAGCAGCAGCTCGCCGTCGCGGGCCAACGTACGCACCAGCAGGCGTTCCACCGACGCGAAGCCGAAACGTCCGGACAGCTCACACACGCCACGCTTGCCCCAGCGCCAGAAATCGGTTTCGACGCGGCGGTTCAGGCGCGTATCCAGCTTCCCGCTCTTGGTCTCCGCCTGCACCTGGAGCACGAATCCCTCCGGGCCAACGATGTGCGTTTGGCACAACGCGAAGAAACGGCGCGAAATGCTGCTGTTCTGCTCCAGCTCACGGGAGCGCAGGCGGATGATAGGCAGCTGCGAACGCAGCTCAAGATTCAGGTCGCCGCCGCCGCTCAGCCAATCGGCAGTCAGGCGGTCCTGCTGCGCCGCCTTGAACAGGCGCTTGAACCCGGCGAACGGGCGCCACCGACCCTGCCCTTGCGGCAGGAGGTCGGTGTTTGTGGTCGGGGCATCCCCGCGAGAAAAAAGGCGCCTGAGCATGCTCATGGCGCCTATGATGTGGTGACGGTATTAGACGGTGGTGTGAGTCAATGTCCGTGGGGAGACGTTGCTAACTTCGCGTTGAGCCGACAGGGCGGCTCAACCAGGTGTTAGCCGCCACCAGTCGGAGCCAGTGGCGGCGGGTTGGCTTACGCGGTTTCCAGTGCGCTCTCGCGCCACCAGCTTTCAACGGCCCGGCCATCGCCGGACTTGTAGCGGATGTAGTAGGCGTCTTCGTCGCGGGCGTACTCAGCGCGGCCGATCACCTCGCCGGTTTCACCGCTGACGCTGATAATCACGTTCTGTTCCATGTCGAACTTGAATGTCATGTTTCTGTTTCCTCTTGTAGTGCCGCGGCTTCTGCGGGCGCCGCCGCTAACCCGTATTGCATTACACATCGACTTGATACCAGGTTTCGTAGTTGGCGATCTTGTCGATGGTGCGCACGTGTACGCCGTTCTCCTTTGCCAGTTCATGACGCGGGCGTTTCCCAAGAAACGCGCGGATATTCTCCACGACGCTGACGCTGAGTTTCGCGGTTGCTTTCGGCGCCCGGACCCGATAGATGCGCAGCAGGCGGAAAAAAGTGGGACGCGACACACCGGCCAGCTGCGCGGCACGCCCGCGGTTCAGCCCGGCCAGGGCGAGGTACATCATGACCTCGCCGCGGCTGAGTGAGTATTTCCCTGGCGCCGGCATATCAGCGACCAAAACGGACTTTGATGCTGCGCGGAAGGCTCTCGCCGCGGGCCAGGGCCGCAGCGGCCTCTTCGTCAGCCACCTCGCGTGCGTATTTGTCACGCCAGGTGATCAGCTTCTCCGGCGATCGCTCGGCATCGAATCCGCCGAAAGAGCCGCGCACCAGGTCCAGTTCCTGCTTGCTGGCCCGTTTCTCGATGACCGCCTCGATGGCATCGAGCATCCGGCGCGCATGGCTGCGCCCGTCGTACGGCTGGCCGCTGGCCACATTCGGCGTCACGACCAGTGTTCCGGTGAACAGCTGGCGGCGGGCATTGTCGGACTCCCGCGTGACATAGGCTGTCCAATCGTAGCGCCCTGGCGCCCAGGTATCGGTGACGCTGCCGGCGACGTCGACCAGGTGGCTATCACCATCCGCTGCCGCGGTGATGGTGTACGCCGCGAGCGCGTTGAAGAACGCGTAATGCAGCACCCAGCCGTCCGCGGGTTTGTACGGCGACAGGTGCCGCGCCCAGTTAAGAGAATCGCCCGCCGCGATTTTTCCAGGTTCTACGCTCATTTTCTCCAGCCTCCTACAAATCCGCCCTTGCGCGTTTTGCGCTTGGACTTGGGTTGATGTTCCTGCTCCAGATCCTCTTCGTTGCTCTTCTCTTCAGCAGCGGCCCGCACCTGTGCGCCAGGCATCTCTGCCACTGCGACGTGGTCCTGCTCCAACTCAGGGCGTGGCGCCGGCAGCGGCTCAGCAGCCGCGAACAGGTCGTTGACCATCGGTTGCACCTTCGCCTCGATTTTTTCCCAGTCCCGATCGCGCAGCTTGTCCACGCGGATGGCGGGGTGGCAGGCTGCAGCGACGGCGTAGACGGTACAGTCGAGCGCCTCATTGCGGGCGTGACGCGGCTTAACCCAACGCTGACGCGTGGTGTCGTAGCGCTCCGCAGTCAGCTGCTGATAGAACTCATCCGGGAGGTCGCCGGGGAAGCGAAAGCGGTAGTCCTCGTGGTCTGCCGTGGCATCAGCGGACAGCTTGGCGAAGATGGCGCCCTTCGCTGTATCGGTGCCGATGTGCCACAGATCCACGCCGGCGCGGATGACCTGGCCGCGGACGTTCACGTCCTGCGGCGATGCTCTTGTGGGAATGATGGGGCGGCCATAGAACTTGGAGCCCTTCATTGCAAGCACGCGGCGATGCTTGCGCGTGCGGCAATACCGGTAGGCCATATGGGTGTGGTGACCGCCGGTATCGACGCCGACGGCTAGCACCTTCATGTCGACACCGTAGCGATTGCGGAACGTGACATCGAGGACAGCGCGGTCCAGCTTCTCCCACTCTTCTTCCACGCCAGGCTGGCCGGGAACCTCAAACCAGTCGACAGTGAACCAGCGGCCGCGACCGAAGCCCATTATTTCCACCGCCCAGCGGTCATCCTGTGTATCGATGCCGGCGGTCAGCAGCAGGCACCCGTCCGGGATCGTGCGGCTGGCGTAGCCACCGGCGCGGTCGGCGACTTCGCGCCACTCCACCTTGCCGTTCTCATCCTCATAACACTCGGCCATGATGGTATTGACGTAGGCCTTCCAGCGTTCCGGGTTGGCCTTGGCTTGGGCACGCTTGGCTACAATCTCTTTCCACGTCAGGCCCAGGCCCAGTGCAACGTAGTAGCTCGGCAGGTGGAAGCCGACGACGTCGCTTTCCGGGTTGTGGGCGATCCAGCGGCCCAGCTCCAGCATTCTGGGCTTGTGATGTTCTTCGATGACTGCGCCACAGCCTCCGCTGGTGGACGGGCACATGAAGGTGCCATCGTCCATCAGGTTCTCTTCGGCCAGAACGTGGTAGTGGCCGCAATGCGGGCACGGCACGTAGTAGTGACGTTGGTCGGAGGCCTCGAACTCTTCCCAGATAACCGACTCGCCCTTGATGGTCGGCGTCGAGGCGAGCAGCTCTTTGCGGCGGGGGTATGACGAGGTACGGGCGCTGGCGACGTCCACCGGATGACCTTCGCCGCCGACGTCTTCCGGGTATCGATCGACCTCATCCATGCCGAGGCGGCGTACCGGCATCGATGACAGGGCCGCCGCGCTGTGCGAG